ATCTAAAACTATGAAAGGTAAAGAAGATTACACCACTAAAAAAGGTATGACAAATTCTAAAGGAGAAAAAGCGTTTGAAAAATCAGAAACGAAAGAAGCTGCTAGAACATATGGAATGGGTTCCAAAGAAGGTAGAGGATTAAGAAAAGGTATCACTAATAACAGAAATTACAATTATAGTAATAGTGGTGTTAAAGTAGAATCTACTCAAGAAGAAGTTAGAATGTTGAGAGAGAAGAATGAAGAATACAGAAAAGCGTTAAATGTTTTCAGAGAAAAACTTAACGAAGTTGCAATCTTTAATTCAAACTTAGCTTATGCGACAAGATTGTTTACTGAGCATTCAACAACTAAGAAAGAAAAAATAAACATCCTAAGAAGATTTGACGATGTTGAAACTTTAAAAGAATCTAAAAATCTTTATAAGTCAATCAAAGACGAATTGAATTCGGTGGATACAAAATCAATTAACGAATCGGTAGCTACAAGACTGAATAAATCAGTTTCTACAGGTTCATCAACAACTCTAATTGAATCAAAAACTTATGAAAATCCTCAATTCTTAAGAATGAAGGACTTAATGGGTAAATTAGGTTAAAAAAAATAAAATAAACTTTAAAAAACAAAACAAATACTAAAATGGGAGCATTATTAGAATCAGGTCTTGTTGGTAACATTGGGTTAAAACACCTTAAAGTTATCAAAGAAGACACAATCAACAAATGGGACAAATTAGGCTTTTTAGAAGGTCTTAAAGGTCACATGAGAGAAAACGTAGCACAATTATACGAAAACCAAGCATCATTCTTAATCAATGAAGCATCATCTACATCTGATACAGGTGCATTTGAAACAGTGGTTTTCCCAATTGTTAGACGTGTATTCTCTAAATTATTAGCGAATGACATCGTATCTGTACAAGCAATGAACTTACCTATCGGTAAATTATTTTACTTTGTACCTAACATTCAGTCTTATGAAAATGCAGACAACCAACATTATGCACCTTATGGTTCACCAAATGCTGCTGCTGACCAAACACCAAACAGTGGTTACGACTACAACAACACTAAAGACCTTTATGATAGATTCTACGAAGGTAACGAACCAGCATTAGACCCACCAGGTTTATTTGACTATTCTAAAGGACAATTCTCGGCAATCACAGCACCAGTTGTAACTGTAGCTTGGGTGGGAGACTCTTTAGTTCCTTCAGCTTATACTGAAAGTGATTACAGAAAAGTATTAATCGTTATGTCAGGTTTTGCATCTCTTGGAGCTGGTAAATTAATCGGTCCTGATGGTCAACCAATGGATAACGAAGCGTTTTTATCTGATTTAACCATCTATGGTGTTGCTGGTAACGTTAATACTGCTGCAAACACTACAAACCCTTACTTATTCAGAGTTGTAACTCAAAGATATGGTAAAGGTATTGTACAGTACGGTAATAACAACGAGACGTTAGTGTTCCCTAACAGTAAAACTGATGGTGGTCAATATGACAACTTATGTGATGCTCAAGGTAAAATCTACTTAGAGGTTGATTTACAAGTACCAGTATGTATTACTTGTGGTGGTTCTATGGACGGTTACACAGGTTCAACATTCTCTTCAACAACTGCAAGTGACGCAGCGTTTACTGCAACATACAGAATCTACAAAAACTTAGAGTTTGAAGATAGAATCGGTGAGGTATCTTTTGACCTTCTTTCAGTTACAGTTTCTGTGACAGAAAGAAAACTAAGAGCTCAATGGTCTCCAGAAATGGCACAAGACGTTGCAGCATTCCACAACATCGATGCTGAAGCTGAATTAACAGCTTTATTATCTGAGCAAGTTGCGGCTGAAATTGACCGTGAAATCTTAAGAGATTTACGTAAAGGTGCGGCTTGGAACTTGAGATGGGATTACAACGGATGGAAACGTCTTGGTTCAAGTGCAGTTCCTTACACTCAAAAAGACTGGAATCAAACATTGATTACAGCAATCAACCAAATTTCAGCTCAAATCCACAAATCTACCTTAAGAGGTGGAGCTAACTGGATTGTTGTTTCTTCTGAAATCAGTGCTATCTTTGATGACTTGGAGTACTTCCACGTATCAAACGCAGCTCCTGAGCAAGACCAATACAACATGGGTATTGAAAGAGTTGGTACATTAGCAGGTCGTTACCAAGTGTATAGAGACCCTTACTTCCCACCAAACCAAGTGTTAATGGGTCACAAAGGAACATCTTTACTTGACACAGGTTACATCTACGCACCGTATGTACCTCTACAATTAACACCTACAATGTACAACCCATTCAACTTTACACCTATCAAAGGTATAATGACGAGATACGCTAAGAAAATGGTTAATAACCGTTTCTACGGACGTATCACGGTTGATGGTGTACGTACATTTGACTTAAGAGAATTGAGATAATCAATAACTTATTTTAGATACCATAAGGGAGACAAGAAATTGTCTCCCTTTTTTTATTTTAACGCTCTAAGTGATTTAGAAACAATTTCAGATTCAGTTAATGAATATATACCGTTTTTATAAGCCATTTGAACCGCCCTAATTAACATAAACTTCGCTTGTTCCTCAGTTAATCCATCAATTAATGTATCAATATCTTTAGGGTCATAAATTGCAATGTCTTCAAAAAGAAATGCTATTGGTTGTTTTTCTTGTTCCATAATATAATATCTGTATATTTATTATAAGTATATGACAAAAAATATGATTAGTGAAGATTTAGGTGTTTGGTTTGGTACTAAGAAAAAACCAAAAGGAAGTAGTCAACCAAAGGGTCCTTGGGTTAATATATGTCGTAAAGAAGATGGAAAACACCCACCGTGTGGAAGACCTGAGGCAAAAGACAAAGGATATCCAAAATGTCGAGCTGCGGGTGTTGCATCAAAAATGAGTGATTCTGAAAAAAGAAATGCTTGTCAACAAAAAAGAAAGGCTGAAAAGACACATAATAAATCAGGAACAGGTAATTCCCCTAAAATGGTATCTAACAAACCAAAAAACGAATCAGTTAAAAAAACTGTAAGATTAACCGAAAGTGATTTAATCAGATTAGTTAAAAAGGTTTTGAAGGATAATCAAGTTGGGAATGATTAGATGTGTCAATAACAACAACAGAATCAACTTTTAAAATTTCAGGTATTACTTTAGGTTTATTATTATAAACTATTTTATTCTGTATCACCTCTTTTGGTTCTTCTTTAACCACTTGTTTGACCGTACCCTGAATTATCTTTTTGGTTTTAATGACAACATCTACTTTATCTTCAACTTTTGTTTTAATAGGTCTATTAATAAAGTTAAGAAGTAATATTATTCCTATCAAACTAATTGGGATTAAAATTACTAATAAGCCATAATAAAACGTTTTTTTAAACGGACTTAACGACATTATATTGTTTTTAAAATGTTTTGAAGAGAGTGTCTTATGTTGGCAGTTATTTCTTTTTCAAAAACTAATCGTCTTTCCTCAACTTCATTATCAAATAATGCAACAATCGAGTTCCAAGATTTATCTTCTAAAAAAATAGTATAAGAATAAACATGGTTAATAACTTTAACACTATAGTTTTCCAAAATAACAAATATGTCTTGTTTTTCGTTTCGGATATAACGTTTATTTGTAATTGGAGTTAACAATAAAATGGTTTCTTCTTTACCAATCAATTTTTTACAAATTAACATACAATCTCTTTCGTATGCAGATTTTCTAAGTTGTGGATTTAACTTTCTTGCATAAGAAATATATTTCTTTTGAATTAGTCTTTTTAGGGTGTGGGTAATTTTGTTTATCATCTTATATCTGTAATTACTGACAAAGATAACATAAACCTTTAGATAAAAAAAATATTTTTAAAAAAAAAATTAACAATAAGCTCCTGAACAATGTTTCTTACCGTCCAACCCTTTAATCGTTCCTTTACAAACTTGAACGGCATGACCGTTAGCATAAGCCGAAGGATAAACTTTAAATTTTGACTTTGCAGATGCTTTACCTCTTGCACAAAGTGGTGTACCTGTTTTTTTTCTACCTTCATTCATATCTTCGTAATCTACATATTGAGATTCTCTATTTGTTTCATTTTTAAAAAAATCAAATACTTGGTCAATATTAGTTTTTGCCTCAGATATATGGTCATCAGCCCAATCATGACCGTTTTGTATAATCATATCAAGTTGGTCATGGTCCATCTCCAACATCATTTCACATTGTCTTTTAATTTGTTCCAAATTACTAAAGAACATATAATTTACACTTTCTTGTTCGGTTAAAACTTTTTTAACAATTCTGTTTAAGTCTGATTCGGTTAATTTTATTGTTTTCATATTATTGTCTAAATGATGTGTTATTTGTTTTGTAATTAACAATATTAAAAGTTAATTGTTTCTTATAAGTATCTTTTTCACCTGAAGTGTTCACTTGAATATCAACATAATATTGATTTGGAATTTTATCTCTCATATCAAACATGAAATAGTATTCATTTGGAGTTCTGTTAACTGGTGTCCAATCTTGTACTAGTACTTCAGTTGTTCCCTCCCTAACATATATTCTATAAAAGGCTGATACATCCTCCAATGGTGCTTGACCTGTATATGCTCTTTTAATTGTTACCCCAACCTTTCTAATGTCAGTATTAAGGATTTGTTCATTTTGTAAAATACCATAAAACTCAAATCCAAATTTGTTTGGTTCTTTAGATATTGAACCGATTTGAATCCCTGTGGTGTATTGTTGTAATACAAATTGGTTTGTTACGTTTGGTAATGCTTGACCATTGATTGTTAAACCTGACCAAACATCATAATACATACATGGAGTTGCTCCTGTAAATTCATTAGGGACAATTACTTCATAAACTCCCCTTGTTCTTAAACAAGTTGATAATGT